TGTTGTTGTAAAAGAAAGTTATTTCTGTTGGTACAGTTCTATTTGTATTACTGTTAGTACCATCTTGATAATCTCCTGCATATCCCCAAAAGTAAACTCTAAACTTAGTTGGTGTTTCTGTAAGAATATTTGTAGTTGCACCTACAGTTCCTCCTCCTACAAGTGAATCACCATAAACTGCTCCAAGAGCAATGTGAGAACAATATCGGTCAGTATTAGAAAACACTTTCCAAAACTTAACAGCAGTTTGACTTACTGCAGTAAATCTGTTTTGGTTTGTATTATTTGAAATGCCTAGTTGTCCGTAGGCATTGTTTCCACATCCGTGAGCAGTACCATCAGTACAAAGAACCATAAAATTGTGGTAACTTTGATTTCCTTTACCATTTGTAGCAATCCAATATGCTTGTTTTCCATTTAATGAATTGTTTGAATCTGCAGTTGCATCAAATGGAGTTGCCTCTGTATTATTAGATGACCCTCTTCCTTGCCATCCGTAACCATTATACCCCCATAGATATAAGTGACCATTGTCTCCAATCATTGCAGTACCATTTGTACCTTGCATTAAAGTATGTTTAGCTACTGACCCATCTGATTCTAATCTTACACCATTAAAGCCATTAGCATTAGAAATAGCAGCTTGTACTGGAAATACTCTAGTTGTTGTTGTTCCGTCACCTAAGTTACCATAAGAATTTGAATTACCCCAAAGTCTTAATGTACCATCTTCCATAACGCACATACCTTTACGATATGTCATACCATCTACATTTGGCAACCCTGCCACTTTAAGACCACTACGATAATTTGTAGAACCCCATACTGGAAGTAAAGAAGTAGAGTCTATTTTTAAAACTTGATTTGCATTACCAGTTGGTAGTCTTTGTAATTGATTTCCATCAAAATAAATTAAATCTCCAGAAGCTTGACCAACACCTAATGCACCTTGAGCAAATAAGTTCCAATTAGTTGTTCTTGTTGTAGTTGTAGCATAAGTTGGAGTATTTATCTGACCCCCCATACCACTATGATTTCCACAATAATAGTAGAGAGTTGGAGCATCGGCTGCTACTACTATAGTTACAGTTGCGTTAGAAGTACCTGCAGTACCACTAGAAGTTACACCAGTTGTATATTCTGTTCCAGAATTATGAGTACCATCGCTTACTGTTGAAAATTTAAGTGGATGTGTTGCATTACTAGAATCTGATACATCAAACACATATGTATTTCCCTCATAAAGCTGAAGAGTTTGTTGTTTGATTCCATCTATATAAAAATAATTAGCACCATAATATGCTTGTACTTTTACTGTTATATTTACAGTCTGTGGACTAGTTGTATTTGATAAAGTGCTTGGTGTTAAATTTGTAGTGCTGTCTACAGTACAAACATACGCATCTCCATTATAATTAACAACATCTTGTGCGTTGTAAGTTGTTGAGGAAGAGTAATCTCCTTTCCAAGAGAAAGCTACTTTTCCAAGGCTAATAGTAGTCATAATTTGCTCCTTTTTTTACTACGATTAATATCTGATTGGTTGAAATGTATAATAATTTCCATTTGGATTATTTGCAGACCCATAGTTATTGTAACCACAAACATAAGCTTTTCCACTTTGTCCAAGGGCTAAAACATACCAGTATCCAGTTCCACTACTTGAGTAGCCATTTACTTGATAATCTACAATTGGTTCTGATATTATAGCAGGTTGTAATCCAGTATTTGCAGGGGTGTTTGTATTTGGTCCTCCCATACCAGAACTTCCTTGGTTATTAAATCCCCACATATATAGTCTGCCATCTTCTTTTAAAGCAGAGAAATGAGAACTGTAATGAGAACCATTCATATTAAATTTAACTGCTTTTATTTGTTGGAGATTTTCATCTAAAACTGGCACCCAAGTTGTAGTGTTAGCACCAGTAGGATTAGAATTTTGACTATGACCTCCATTATATCCTCTGAAATATAATGAGTTTTCTCCGTTAGGGTCATTAGAATTACCGATATACATTGCTCTTCCGTAGCCACCATTCACAGCCATATGTTCTTTTACATTTTCAGCAAACAAGAAATTTGAATAGTTATTTGTTCCACCCCAACTAACTTGGTTAAGACCACTATTAGTTATATTGTAAAGTTTTCCATCACTCATTAAAACAAAACAACTTCCATAGTATGAAGAACCTGCTCCGTGGTAGTCACCAATTTCTGCTGATATATCAACAATACCACTATACGCAGAACCAACAAATTTTGTCTGTTTTTGAAATATAGTACCAGTAGGTGATAACCCATAGTTACTGTGATTACCAGTTGTCCATACTTGTCCTTGACTATCTTGAACAGCAGTCCATCCATAAGTTGCAGCCATTGTACATAATATTTTTGTTATAGGATGAGTAAACTCGCTTTCTCCAATTCTTTTAATTGTATTTACATTAGTGGTTGTGCCATCTCCTACTTGTCCGTAGCCGTTGTAGCCATATGCATATAGCTTTCCAGATTCAGTTAATAAAAATACTGGACCAGTACCATAATATGCATAACAAATTTCTATATGCTTAATTTTTTCATTTTCTAATTCTGGTAAAGTGTCTGCGTGTCTTACTGGTATTTGTACACTAGTTGAACCATTACCTGCGTAAGCACCCCATCCCCAACTGTATCCATTTACATCAATTGCAGCAGGATGAGTAGTATGTGAAAATAATTTATCTATAACTACATCTTTTGGAAACGCAACTCTTTTTGTTGTGTAGTGAGCAGTATTGTTACCTGCATTACCAAAGCCGTGTCTTCCATCATTATTTGATTGACCCCAAGTTCTAACTGTACCATCCGTCATTAATAGTCTAGGTGAAAAATAATTATAAGGATAACTAATGTTTCTCATAGATAACATTTTTTCACCTAAAGACTTAACAGCATATGTATTTCTTTCATCACCATATCTAAACTCAATACCAGAGTTACCTTTAGAATGTAGTACTTGTTGCTTTACACCACCAACAGAAGTACTACCAGTAAGTAGATGTCCTTTTGTTAAAACATCTTGTTGACCTTTAGCCATTACACTTAGATTACCAACTGCATCTACTATATAAACAATACCCTCTTTATATACTACATCGTTCTCATCGTATGTAGTAGAAGAGTTATACTCACCTTTCCATCTATGACCTAATTTATTTATATTTATTTGCATATATTTATTCCTTTATGGTATTACTATTTGTAATGTATTGTTTGTTATTTGAAATGAGATATTTTCAGACAAGATATGATAATCATAATCTGCAGTATTAAAGTTGCCAGAACTACCAGATGTCGTTTGATTAAGTTGACCATTAGTTAACTTTAGTCCATAAAACTTTGGTTTGGCAACAGAACTAACAAACTGGTAACCACTTTCATCACTCTTAACTTCTAAGAACTGTCCTCCAAAACCAGTTAAACTACTTGGTAAATTTGAAGCCCCAAAGTTTGTATTGATATTTTGTTGAATAGTTTGTATATCTGCTTTAATTTGCAGAGTATCTGCCTCTGCTTGTTCAGCAGCCGTTTGTGCAGCTTCGGCAGCAGTCTTTGCTGTCTCTGCTCCAGTCTTAGCTGTGTTTGCTCCAGTCTCAGCAGTTTCTGCATTTGTTTCAGCAGCTTGAGCAGCAGTTGCTGCAGCTTGAGCCGTAGACACTTCTGTTGTTACAATTGCACTAACCGATGCTTTAGTTGCTGCATCTTGTGGGTTTACTGGGTCAGCAAGGTTTGCAAGTCTTGCTCCACCACCCTCCCAGTTATTCTGAGAGTTTTTGATAATAGATGAGTTAGCCTTATCAACAGCTTCTTGAGCAATAAAGAAGATTTGGTCTGCAGAATTATCAAGGTCTGACTCTGAGAGAACAGAACCATCTTGGAAATCAACAACTCGACTTGCGTTAGGGGTTTGTCTCTCAATTCTTATGGCTGTTCCGTTAGGTGGATGAGATACAAAATCAATTGTATTTGCATCTGTAAAATCCCAATCAGCAGGTCTAGTCTTTTCTACACCACCTACAAAGACTTTAATATCGCTTTGGTTTAGATAACTAAAGTTAAACGATATATCTTGTGCAGGGTCACCATTAGATGTGATTTCTTTGATTGATAATAATGTCATATTGCTCCTTACCTATTTGACTCTAATAATGCTTCAAAAGCTGAGTTGTCACCAGTTGCTCTGGCTATCCAACCTGCTTCAAATTTTTCTCTTAACTCTGGATATTTTTTTAATAATTCAGCCCTAGCAGCTAATCTATATTTACTAAATACTTTACTTATAATTTTTATTTCTGGTGATGGAAATAATTTATCAAAAGCTTTAGATGGGTTGTCTTTATTATAAGCTTTTGAGTTAATCGTATATTTCAATGCTTCCAATAGTGTCCTATTTTTACCACCAACTTTTAATTCTACATTACCCATAAAATAATTAAAGTCAGAAAACTCTTCAGTAGTGAGGTCTATTTTCATTAATTTTTTATCAACCCCTGCAAATCCGTAATTTAAACTGACTAATTCATTAAGCACTTCTTCTTGTGCAGCAAATTTATCAGACTTCTTACTTCTTATAGGTATACCAAAACTCATAGAATCGTAGTTTTGTACTGGGTCTCCAGTCAACCAATTCCATTTTGTTGGTAACTCATCATTAACAAAAGGCAATCTTCTTATTGCTTTATCACTATATCCAATAGCTTCTTTTAATTCTGGGTACTGGTATTGCTCTCCCTCTTTTGCAGAGTTTACAAATTGATTAGACATTAATATAGCTTTACCACCTTTTGTAAATATTTCTGCTACTTGTTGAGGAAATGCAGGAATAAATGAAGTTGCCATATTTTCTAAGAATCTTTGTAGCTTACCTCCAGAACTGGGATTAGCTTCTACTATTGCTCCTAAGAATGTTGCCATACCTTGAAAGTAAGCTTTATCACTAATTGTTGTAGACACAGCCAAAATTATGTTTTCTATTTCACCTGCTCCTGCTGTATAATTACCTGCTTCGACTGCATTAGCAATAGCACCAATAGGCATAAATATTGGGTCTAATCTATTATAACCAAACTCAACATCCCCTACTTTTATATGGTAAGGTTTATTACCTGCCATTTGCCATAATCTGTTTTGGTCTACATCAGCAGGTCCTGCCCCAGTTATTTTACCATCTAGTGCAGCAAATACTGCTGAACCTACAATTGTAGAAGATAAAGCAAGTCTACCTAACATTGTAGCTTTTTCATCTGGTGTTCCTCGTAATAATTTATCTCTAAACTTTTTACTTAATAAAGCTACTGGTCCACTTCTTTCTATTGCTCTTAAAATTAAATTACTTGGTGTTCTAACAAAAGGTAATAACATTTGAACTGCAGGATGTGACTTGGCAAAGTTTTGTATACCTTTGAAAAATGAGTTTTCTAAATCTTCAGTAAATGTTATTTTTCTTGCATATTGTAAAGCTTCTTCATCAATACCTTTTCCAAACTTATCAAATCCTTTACTTACTTGAGTTTGTATAAATTTTTCAAAAGCTTCATCTGTTTCTTTTAATCCAGAGTCAAGGGCTTTTGTATATGCCTTTTGAAACAGAAAAGTTCTATAGTTCATCTGTTTAATAAATTCATCTTCTGCACCAAGAGTTCTTAATGATATTCTAACTCCTTTACCTAAATTATCAAAGAGTCCTCCCATCTTTGTATCTTTTCGTATACCCATAGCACCTGCTGATATTCTGTTATAGTCAGCAAGGTCTGCCACTTTTGCTAGTGGGTCAAGTATATTTTGTTCTTGTTTAAAAGCTGTTTTTGCCATAGCTAAAGAATCATTGTATGCAAACTTTAATCCTGCATATAATACTTTTGTTTCTTTCAACATTTCAGTAGCAGCTTTTTCGTCTATTAAACCAACAGTTCTTCCTAAGTAT